GAGTATTATGTTAAAAAAGTAAATAAAATTGTAGATGGGGATACAATTGATGTAGATATAGATTTAGGGTTTGACATATCTTTTAGTTCAAGAGTAAGACTTGCTGGGATAGACACTCCAGAATCTCGTACAGCAGATAAAGCAGAAAAGGCTTTAGGTCTTGAAGCAAAAGCATTTTTAAAACATGAAATTGAGGCAGCCAAATCTGTTGTCATTAAAACAGAAAAAATGGACTCATCAGAAAAATATGGAAGAATTCTGGGATGGGTTTTCTTAGACGGATCAGACAAATCTATTAATCAGAAGATGATTGATGTAGGTCATGCTTGGGGATATCTAGGCGAAACAAAAATTAAAGATTTTGAAGCACTTGCTAAGGCAAGAAAAATCTCTAAGGTTTGATTGTAAAACTTTTTACATTTTAATAAAATAAATCTTTATCGTAAATCATTTTATATGCTTCTGAAAAAAATCTACTTCTTGAAATAATAATTTCTTCTTGATTATTGTCTAGCGGAGTGTCATTAACATATTCTAAATGACAAAAAATCATATCTTGTCTATTTCCATCTTTTAATTGTTTTTGCCTTCTCCAATGTGGCTGTTGTGTACCGCAAAAAACTAAAGCCTGATTGTTTTCTAGAAAATATTCTACATCCTCAACCACTACGCCCCACTCCTCATCGGCATAAAGTTGAATATCAAATGTTATTCTTTGTTGATTTTTGTTATTTTGAAAAAATGTATCTACATGTGGGTATAAATTTGTAGCATAACCATACTCTGCGCTGTATCTGGCAAAAGAAAGATCTTGAGACATGACAACATGATCTCCAATATTTTCTTTTACTGCTTTTTGTATTTTTTCTTTAATGTTAGGACCAAGATCCATATGCCAAGCCTTCATTCCAGCCCATTTTTGAAGAGACGTTTTATCCTCAGTAGTTGTACTTATAAGGTTGTATATATATTCTATATCTTGTTTAGAAAAAATATTATCTACAATAAAAGGTTGAAAATCTTGATTTGATATTACTGGTTGGGATTTTTTAAATTCAACATATTTATCGTAAGCAGGCCCTTTTTCTGGAGATCTCATAAATTTTATTATACCATAATCTAAGAATTTAATGTATAACCATACATATTTTATCTTTTATGTTTCTTTTATTTGATAAAAAATATTCTAATAACTCTTTTAGGTTCCCATGAATTACAAACTCTTCTGGATATGTTAAGTTATAGCAAAGTGAGGCTTGTTTTTTTTCTCCTAATATTAAACTTGCATCTTCTAAAAATTCTGGGATTTCGTCATTAAACTCTGTTTCATTTTTTTCATTTCTAAGCATAATTATCATTGGGTATTCATGATTTTTTTTGTTATTTAAAAATATTTTTTTGTCTTCCCGAGTAAAAGGCAAAAAAGATTCTAAAATAAAATTATGCATAACTCCAGTTACAACGGCTGCTGCAACAACAACAGATGGCCCAGGAGTAGAAGAAATATTTATGTTGTTTTTTATGCATTCTTTTACTATGTTAGAGCCTGGGTCGGCTATTCCTGGCATGCCTTCGTCAGATATTAAGTAAACATCTTCTTCAGATTTTAATATTTCTATTATTTTTGTCATATTCTCTAATTCATTCATTTTTCCAGGTTTAGTTCCGTCTGAATCAAAATGTATAGATATAATATTTTTTTGTAAATGGTCTATATTTAAGGTTTGACACATTCTAATAAAGGAATTTGGACTTTCCGCCACAACGTTTTTTGCCAATTTTATATAATTTATAGATCTTTGTGGCATATCTTCAAAGTTTCCAATAGGAACGCCAACAACAAACAATTTACCAAAGGTCATTTTTTTATTATACACCATGTGCTATAATATATATGTGCCTGCTCAAATGGGGGGTACAACTAACTTGCTTAAAAAGGAGAAAAAAATGGTAAGTACGTTCGCTATGGATCTTTTTAAAGATCCCTTTTTTATTGGCTTCAATCGTGAATTGGAGCGTTTTGGTAATCTACATAAGGTAAATAGTCAATCATACCCACCTTATGATCTTTTAAAACTAGATGAAGACAATTATGTTTTGTCTTTAGCAGTTGCTGGTTTTTCTAAAGATAACATTAATATCTCTATTGATAATGATTCACTTATTATTAAGGGAGAACTTGTAGAGGTTATTGATGCTGAAGTTATTCATAAAGGAATTGCTGGTCGTAAATTTACCCGCACATTTGCTCTTGGTGAATATATGGAAGTAACTGGGGCAAAACTTGAAGATGGTTTGTTAACTATTAATATTACCCGCCTTGTTCCAGAAGAAAAAAAACCAAAAACAATCAAAGTAAAATAATACAATATAATATAATCCTGCACCTTTTCATCGAGGAGTCGCAGGATGGTCGGGGGAGACAGCGACCTTTAAATAACTGGAATACACCTGAGCATGTGAATAAACTGCTCATATTTGATATAAGATAATTTCTTTGGTATACTTGTAAAGAGGTGGTGTTAATTTGAATGGTCAGGTAGTTGATAATATTTTTGACATTAATACAGTTGAAAATCTAAAACAATTAAAAAACAGTATTGACGGTCAAATAGATAAAAAAAGAGGTCGAATTGTCCGCCCAATACCCAATACAAACTTGTTGCCTCAAGAAGTTGTTACAATTCTTACTAAAAAGGCATCAGAACTTTATGGCAAAGATTTAAAATTATATGCAGCAGCATTTGGTCAATATAGCAAAGAATTTGGTCACCCTAGACTGCCTCCTCATATAGACGAAGTTCCATCACAATTTACAATAGACTATCAATTAGATGGAAATACTAGTTGGTCAATAGTTATTGAAGGCAATGAATATTGGTTAAAAAATAATTCAATTCTTACATTTGAAGGAGAAAATGTTTTACATTGGCGTCCTAAAAAAGAATTTGAAGACAATAGTTTTTTAGATTTAATTTGGTTTCAATTTATAGATAAAGATCATTGGTCTTATAATACAGATATGCGTCCAGATTTTAAGGAGTATAGAAAAAATTTTAAAGAAAAGATGAGTCGTTGGGAAGGGGTTTATAATGCAATATGAAATTATGGCTGCCGGAATGGTATATTATAAAAATGCTATAGAAAATAATGAAGAAGTGATTAGTTCTATTGAGTATATGCAAAATCAACTTGAAAAAGGTGTTTCAAGCGCTGCTCAGCCATGGCATGAGTGGAATGGGGCTAATCCAGAAATAGAAAAATTTTGCATAAGACACTTTATAACCGAGCCTAAAAATGTGTCTAAACTAGATCCTCTTCACTCTCATATCTCTTTTGTTTATGACAGAATTTTTGGTGGTATTGAAAAGGCATACAATCATTACTCAAAAGAGTTATATCCCCATGCATCTCAAAATATTAAATCAACAGAAGGTTTGTTAAGTGTTTTAAAATATGGAACTACGGGGTATTTGCCAGAACATCAAGATCAAGGTGTTAGTAGTAGAGTTTTGTCTACAGTTGCCTATTTAAATGACAGTTATGTTGGTGGAGAAATTTATTTTCCACAAATAGATGTTGAAATTAAACCAGAGGCTGGAAGCGTTATATTTTTTCCATCAAATTTTGTTTTTACTCACACTGTAAAGCCTATTGAAAAAGGTTTTAGATATGCAGTGCCACAGTGGTATCATAGTCTAAAAGAACCAAGAATGTCGACAGGAGAAGTGTAATGCCAGCATATGAATATGACTGTATGCCATGTGCAAAAAGATATGTAAAAGTTCGGGCAATGTCAGACACAGATCCAGGATATCAATGTGAAGAATGTAACCAGTCTCTTGTTCGTGTCTACTCTAGTATTGGAGTAACATTTAATGGGAATGGATTCTATAGAACAGACAACAGAAAATGATTACTAGTATTCCAGACAATCAAATATGTGAGGCTTTTGATCCAATAATGCAATTCCCAGAAAAAACAAAAAATATTATTAAAGATCCTATGAAGGCAAACACATCATGCGTTGCCCCAGCATATGTTTACATTGAGGGCTCTAGAGGAAAACGTTTTCTTTGTGATTATCACTACTATTGTGAAAAAAACATGACTTTGTCCAGAACCCCAGAGCAATGGCCATTAATAGAAAAATATATAGTAGAAAAATTAGAAGATGTAACGCTAACTTTTAGTAAAGATAAAACAGACAGAATAAAAGACACTAATTTGTGCTGGTGTACTAAAAAGGCTACAACAGCATCAATCCCTAAAAGTTCCCCTAAAGGTTCTGAGCACTTCTTGTATCATTGTAATTTCCATTATAGAAAAATATATTTTAGATTTTTGTCAAATAATGTAGATTACGATAATCTTTTTAATATTATTGATGAAAGGTATAAAATGAACGTTTCGATTAAAGAAGAAATGAAACAATTGACAATAATCTAAAGACACGGTATAATTAGTACATGGACTCTACACTTATAGAAAAAAATGATAAACTATTGCTGGATGCTACACATAGGTGTGATAAATGTTCTGCAAGAGCCTTAGTTTTAGTTAGGGGCAAGGTTGGTGAATTAATGTTTTGTTCACACCATTATAATAAAATTATGGACAACGCTGTTGGCTATGACAAAATGATGAAATTTGCTGTTGAAATTTTAGACAAAAGGTATGCTCTTGAAACAAAAGAAGACTTAGAGGAAGCAATAAAAAGATAATGCATAAAGACAATGACCAGATTGTGCAAGAAATGATAGAGGCTGGAGCGCTTGAACTTGAAGGAATAGACCCAGAAAGCGGAGAGTTTTTATATAAAATTACAGATAAGATGAAAGATATAAACAAAGCCCTTTATGACGAACACTTAAATATGATTTATGCAGATACCATGTATTTTTGGGAAAGAGGATTTTTAAATATTAGTGATTTTGGCGATTCAAATCCAATGATTTCTCTTACTTTTAAGGCTTTTGATGCTCAGGCCATATCAGAACTATCAATAGAAAAAGCAGAACTTTTTATTAAAATAAGAAACGCTTTAGAGCAAAGCAAAAAGTGATACAATATTGATATGGCTATTTTAAAAGAAGGCGATTTTGTTATGGGCTCAACATCCGAAGGAACTATTCACGGAGTTATAGAGCACATTATGACCGAGGGTGGAGTTTATGGAGTTCCTGGAACAGAGTATGCTATTCAATCAATGCCACCAGAAAATCCAGCAATGGCTGTTAGAGTTTACAAAAAAGAAGGCGGGACGTGGAGGCCAACAGCGTATAGTATTGGCATGATGTACAAAGATGCACAAATTGTAGATATGAATAGCAATAGTTCAAGTGATGATGAAGAAAACGAATTAGAAGAAATGGATAAATTTGATGGATGTTGCCCAGAAGAAAATATTGAAAAAAAGGCGCCATGTTGGAAGGGATATGTTCAACGTGGAATGAAGCCAGGCAAAAATGGAAAGCCAGTTCCCAATTGTGTTCCTGCTGCTAAAGCACTTTTTAGTGAATTTGGAAAAGACTATACAAAATCTCAAACTGCCAAATATATATTAGGAGAGTAGCCTATGTCATCTGGTAGATATAAAAGACACGATGGTTTTAATCCCGTTCAAATTAAAGATGGGAAAATTGTTAGACTTCGTAAAGATGGGACTATAAAAACAATACTAGGAGAGCAGGGAAAATATGGCAAAGAAAAAAAATCTTGAGTCAACTAAAAGAACTTTATTAAAAACATTAAGTTGGGAAACATTTCATTTAGTAGGAGTGGCGGGAGTTATTTATCTTTTTACTGGAGAATGGGAATATGCAAGCCTTGGCGCTTTTCTGTATATTGGATGGGAAGCACTCGGATACTTTTTGCATGAAAGAGTTTGGGCTAAATATGGAAAAGGAATAAAATAGTGCCAGAGTTATTCATTAACCCAGAGGCTATTGCTAAATCTAAAAATGACTGCACTGCATTATTAAATAAAAATTTTTTAGATAAAGAAACACTTTTACACTTATCTTGGGAAAAAATAATTGATCTTTTTCAGATGGGTGGAAAAGAAAATTTAATTAATTTTTATTCTTTTGCAACTTGCTCTATTAATGTAGATAAAATAAATGATAGTGGATTAAATTTAATAAATAATTTTCATATATCAAAAATGCCAGAATTTAATTTTGGAATACATCCAGGAAAAAAAATAGCATCTTCCTTATCTATTAGTTTAATAGGAAAAAAGGATACTGAAATTAAAAACGACGATGCTTTAAGGTTTAAACAAATTTTTGAAAACAAAAATCCATTTAAAGCGCCTAAAATTCTACCATCTTTTGAATCTATTCAAACTCCTAAATTTTTTTATTCTGTAGATACATTTTTTATTCAAACAAATGGCTCTTCAGTTTGGAAAATAGAGGGTAGTTATTCAGAAGAACACATATTGAATAGCGGAGACATAATTTTTATTCCAAAAAAACTAGTCCATAGTGCAGAATATTTATCCCCAGGAAGCATATTATCTTTATCTTTTGATGATTAGAGGACTTTTATGTCTAATATAACAAAATATTTACCCTATGCGGGCTTGACAATTATATCAATTTGTTCTATAATATATATAGTTGGTAAAATAATCAACAATGTTGTGTCAAAAAATGTTATGCCTAAACTAAAAGAAAGGCAAAGCACAGTTCATAATATTGTTAAAAATGTTTTGCCGACTAATCAAGAAATAATCAAAAACATTATAGGAAATAGGGAGAAATTAAAACAGACAAAACAGTCTATGCAAAACTATAATGCAGAAAGCATAAAAGTTATTGTTATTGAAAACAAAGCATATTGGATTCAAGATAATACATTTTATGAAACTGTGTTAACTGAAGACGGAGAAATAGATCAATCATTTGCTAAACCAGTTGATACATCTAATTTAGACGTAGAAGCAGTTAATGGATTAATGAAAATTGTTGACAACTTAAGGGGTATTGATAAAGATGATGGTAGTGGTACAGGCAACTAATGAGTTTAAAGACTACACAGTCTTTTTACGTGCAATGGGCGTTGTTTTGTCTGGCATGAGCCAGGAGGACAAAGAGTTGTCTATTTACGCTGTTGGGTCCAAAGATAGTAAAATTGCAGAGTTTGCTATGGAGTTTTGTAATGTATCAGAAAAAGGAATGAAACTAAGAGGCAAAAAAATAAATATGTACAAAACAACAGATTTTTGGATTAATCAATATTTAAAACAAATGAACTATTTTGCATTTTTTAGCAATGCAAAACAATCAACATCAACGTTAGCCAAAAAGGCTAAAGATCAAGGAATAGAACTAGGAATATTCCAATACTAGGGGGCATATGTTAATAAAAAAATTAGAAGAAGCAGAAAAAATGGTTAAATTTAATAAAGATTTAAGGTGGGTTGGTTGGAACATTGTTTCAAGAGAAATTACCGCCAATGGGTTTAGTCATAAATCTGGATCATTTTTAAACAATAGGTGGGGTATTGACAAACATTATCCAATAACAGAAAATGGATGGTACTTGCCAAACAAATATAGGAGTGGCAATGATTAATTATGAGCCATATCAAAACTATTTCAATCTCATGGGTCACAACAAAGAGAACATTGTATTAATAAATAATTTTATTGAATCAAATGATTTAAAATTAATTAACAACTATCTTGATTTATACAAAGATAATGATGAATTTATGGGTGGAAAAGATTTAAGAGATGATAAAGTAAAAAAAGAAAATCCAGAAGTTGGTAAACTTTTAGATAAGTATGAAGAAAAAATATATGCGGAGGCATACAAACTTTTTACTGAAAAATATCATATTCCTATTATTAGAAAACCAGTTAACCCTACTCATTTTGTAAAATGGATTACTGGAATGAATTCTAAATTACATTGTGATTGTGAAAAACCTGATGGAACTCCAGCATACGCTGCAGACTTTTATACCTACAATGTTTCTGTATTAATGTATCCAAACGATGAGTACACTGGTGGAGAAATTACTTTTCCAGATTATGATTTGGTCATTAAGCCAAAGCCAGGAGACATGATTCTGTTTCCAGGAAATGGGGCCTATAAACATACAGTAAGAAGAGTAGAAAGTGGAACCAGATATACAATGCCATCTTGGTACTCTTTTGATGTAAAACAAGAGGTTAATCCAGAAAATAAAGATTACTCATATATGGATTCTGTTCAACTTTGGGAGGGTCTCCCAGATTTTGACAAAATAGATCCTGTTGGTCTTGACGTTAGGAAAACTCTTAATGAAAAAACATGAATGGAAAGATTCTGCTTTATGTTTAAATAAAGATACCAATTCTTTTTTTGACAAATATGAAGAGGGTAGCCTGGACTACAAAAACAATATTGATCAATTGTGCTTGAATTGTCCAGTATTAAAAACATGTTTTGCGGTTGGAGTTTCTGGAAAAGAGTATGGAATTTGGGGCGGAATTTATTTAGAAGATGGAGAGCCGTCTAAAGAATTTAATAGTCATAAGACTAAAGAATTATGGTCTAAACACTGGCAAGCCTTAACATTAGACAATAAATAATGTATACAGATAGTATGCGTAAAGCATTCAGGTCTATCAGGGCCCCTAAAAATTTTAGTGTTGAACTTGTAGATAATGAGCATTTTTTAGTTGTTCGAGCAGACGAAATGGCTTTTACAAAATTGGGACATGATGATAAAATAGAAGCAGTGCAGTATATGATAAAAGTAAAGAAGGCATTAGAAGAAAATGGGGCTATTGTTCTTTTAACTAGAAAGGCTGTAAAATAATGATAGGTTTAAATGATCAGCAAACATATATATGCTCTTGTGGATCTAAAATATGGTCCATATCTGCAATATTTGAAAATAATGCCCTTGCTATATACTTTGATAATATGAAATGCATGCAATGTGGTATGCCACCTATCACTGCAGACAAATTAGATGGTGGGACAGTCTAGTGCCAAGAGAACCAATAGCGCCACTTACGGGCAAAGATGATTTTATTTTGTCAGAAGATAAAATTGATTGTGCCTATTTAATTAATCAAAATCAACTAAACTCTGCAAAAATATTTTCTTGTAGAGAAGAGTATGTTAAAACTTTACCAGATGGTTTAAAATATATGGAAGTTGGAGTGGCTTGGGGTTATTATGCAGAACTAATTGCAAAACAAAAAAATCCACAACTAATTCATTTGGTTGATTGGTTTAACCAAGATTTAAAATGCTGGTCTTGGAGAAGATTTGGAGAATGTAAATGTGAAGGATTTAAGCACGAACTATTATATACACCCGAAACTCATGAAAAATATATTGTAAATAAATTTAGCAAATACAATAATTTAAAAACTTTTAAAGGGGATAGCAAAGAAATTTTAAAAAATATATCAAATAAGTATGACTATATATATTTAGATATAACTAACAAAAGAGAAGACATAAGGCCAACCCTAAATCTAGCATCACAACTTATTGAGGATGGGGGGATTATTGGGCTTAATGATTATTTAATTTATGATGGTATCATTGAAGACATGCCTTATGCAACATTTCAAGTAACAAATGAATTTTTGTTAAATAATCCAAATTGGGTGGTTGATGGTATTGCTTTACATTCATTAGGGTTTTATGATATATATATAAAAAAGGAAAATTAATGACTTACGAAAGAGATGATTTTAATTTTTATAACAAAGACTCCAGAAATGACTATAAACTCGTAAATAACGATATTTTTGATGATTTATTTAAAAATATTTTCGATAGGACTTGGCAAAGAAATCTTCCAGACAACGACCCATCAAGAGTTTTTTCAATTATTGACCCTGAATTAAAATCTGGAACAATTGACGATAACTCAGTTAGATATCAGTATAATGAAGATTTTTTTAGGGCCGATCCTTTTACAAAAAGTCATGATGGAAAACATATTCTTTTTGGAGGGTGCTCAGAAACAGAAGGGGTCGGCGGAAATATTGAAGATGCCTGGTCTCATATGCTTTATAGTAAAATTTCTAAAGAAGAAAAATGCTCTGGATTTTTTAATTTAGGAAAATCTGGATGGGGTTGGTCTAGAATTATAATTAATTCATTGATTTATTTTGAAAAATATGGTTATCCAGATACATACTTTATACTTTTGCCAAATCATCAAAGAAAATTTTATTATAAAGAAGAAATAGAAGGTAATCCAATAACAACCAAATGGATTTATTATCAAACATATCCTTCCTACTATTCACAAAAAAATTCAAAAAGCCTTCTTAGTCCGAGAGTTTCTGATCCAAAAGAATATCTAGAAGATTTTGTATTTTTTTTAATAAACTGGAAAACATTTTCCGAGTTATGTAAATCAAAAAACACAAAATTAATATTCTCTACCTGGGATTCTTTAGACTCAAACAATTTAAAGCATGCACCATTTGATGAGTTTTTTGAATTGGAGCAAAATAAATTGGAAAAATATTTTGATGAATACTACCAAACCCATGAGGTAAAAAAAGATGATCATAAAAAAAGAGATGGTCACGGAGGAAGGATATTTCATTCTTTTTATGCCAACGAATTCTACGAACAATACAAGAAACGTGGTTTTAATGTTAAATAGTATAATTAAAAAAACAAAAAGATGGTTTATTGTTAAAAGACAAATAAAAAAAATAAAAAAAGAGTTAAAAAAGCCAAAAACCTTTATATATTAAGATTGACAACCTCATGTTTTAAGGATATAATTATGTTATGAATAAAATAAAAATACTATTATCTGCCGTTTTATTACTAAATATTTCCCCTGCACACGCTATGGAAAATGCCACTAATGCCGTTAATGAGAAAAGAACAGTGCCCATTGTGATTGACGGTCCAAGAAAAGTGTGTACTGGTTTTTTATACTCAGAAAGAATTGTTTTGACTGCGGGACATTGTTTGTCTGATAGAGATGCTAAAAAACCTTACCAAAAACATTATATAGGGCTGCCAGGGATTCCATATTCAAAAGATAATGCAAAATTGATTGAAGCAGAAAAAGTAATATTTCCAAAAAACTGGTCATTAAAAGGAGAAAATGATTTTACTGATATTGAAGATTTTGGAATTTTAATATTAAAAGAATCTATTAGCATTAATGGTAAAACAACAATTGCCACTCAGGAACAAATTGATTTATATATTAAAAATAAAACCTTAGTATCTACGGTTGGATATGGTATACAGTCAGTAAGTCACAAACAAAATGATCTAACGGTTCCACAATATGCCGAATTTCCATTAGAGTCTTTAGATATCGTAAAGACTGTATTAAACACTAACAAATATTATGGAATGAAAATAAATACAGTCCAAATTCCAGGAGGCCCAGGCACTTGTCCAGGAGATTCGGGATCAGCATTTTATATAAAAGATGGAGAAAATTTTATCTATCTTGGTCCTTTGTCTTGGGGAGTTGGAATGTCTCCAAATTGCAGCGGTAAAGAATGGCAAAGCAAGGTAATGTATATTGGTTCTGTTGCTGCCTATGACTATCTTTATTTAATTAAAGAAGCAGAAGATTATGTTATCAAACAAAATACAACAATAACACCAACACCTACGGCTTCCTCTACAACTAAAAAACCAATTATTAAAATAACAATAAAATGTTATAAAGGAAAAGAAACAAAGAAAATCTATGGAATTAATCCTAAATGTCCAAAAGGGTATAAAGTAAAGGTTTAGGGTTGATAGTGCTATAATAGAGGTACCCTTTAAGCGGGGGAATAAAAAAATATATAAAAAGGAGAAACATGTCAAACATTGACACTAAACAACTAAAGGCTATGGGAGCATCCTATGGTCGATCAGTATTAGGTGCAGGACTTGCCCTATACATGTCTGGTATTACAGATCCAAAGGATCTATGGGCTGCTCTAGTGGCTGCCATTGCGCCCGTTCTATTACGTGCAATAAATCCTGGAGATCAGGCATTTGGTCTACTACCAACTGTTGAGTCCGTAGACAAGGCTTTAAAGGCTGCTAAGGCCCCTGTAAAGAAGGCTGCTGCAAAGAAAAAGAAGTAAGTTTAATCTAAAATTGGCCATGCAGAAATGTGTGGCCTTTTTTATTTAATGATATAATAAAAATATGCATAAAATAATCAATAATTTTTTTAATGAAGAAGAAATAAATATTATATTAAATAATATAAAAGAAACAGAAGATTCAGGTGTTGGAAAAATATACAGGCAGACAGGAAGAAAGTTGATTGGTTTAGATAATTTAAACAAAAATATTATTGATAAAGTTGAAGCCTACGTTAACAATACATATAATAAAAAATTAATAGTAAAAGATATTGGTTTTATGAGATTTAAAAAAGAATATGGAACCCCGAAACTACTACCGCATAGAGATGACTATGCCTGCGAAGTAGTGTTTGATTATCAAGTTAAAACTAATAAAAAATGGGATTTGTTTATTAAAGGAGAAAGAATAGAATTATTGGATAATGATGCAGTTTGCTTTGAGGGAGAGGAAGAAGCACACTGGAGAGAAAAGGTATTGTTTAGTGATGATGAGTTTGTAGAAATGATTTGTTTTAATTGCATTGGCGAAAATCATTGGAGACACTCCTCTATAACAAATCCTTTAAGTGACATTGAGCAAGCAAAAAAAGCAAAACAAACCTTTACAGATTGGTCTCACATATATTCTGGCTGACCAGGAAAATTTGATATTTTTACAAAAATATTTATTGCATATCTAAAATCACTTGCTGGTAGTATGCCGTGCCTATTAAACCAGTTGCCAGGAAAAGATACCAACATTCCAGGCTCTGGTTTTATTTTCATTTTATGTTGAGGAAAATAAAGTTCTCCTCCAGAGTAATCATCATTAAGGTATAAAAGGTTTGATATGTGACCACTCCAGCCATATTTATTGTTGTTTTCAATATCAGTCAGAGTATCAGTGTGAACATCTGTTGCAAAATTAGGCTTTCTGCCATTTAAATAATTCATAGTTAAATTCATTTCATTTGCTAAATCGTCATGCTCTACCTTAAAGCCAAAAATCTTTTCTACAGTATTTTTTATTTTTTCTTTATATTTAAAAATTAATGAATCTGCTTCTTTTTCTTGGTTAAATTTAATACCTTTATAATGAAAATCGCATAACTTTTTTAATAATTCTAATTCTTCTTTATCAACAAAATTTTTTATAATTTTAATTGAGTCTGGACCTGTTCCTAAAGTTTGTGTGACCCCATCTATCTCTATGTCGTTTTGGGTAGTAGCAATATCATTTAAGATTGATTCAGGGTTTATGTCTGGAACATTTTTTACTTCAAAATAGCCACGTTGCATGCTATTCTTCTATCAGTTTATTTTTAAAATCAACAAATCTTGTCCACAACGATATTGTATATCTAGTTGCCCCATGTGTTTTGGTAACCCCATGAATAAAGTGAAGATTTCCAGGAAAACATATAAACATTCCAGGCTCTGGAACTATTTTTACATCTTGTTCTGGGAAATATAAAGTTCCCCCTTCGTAATCTTTATTTAAATAACAAATAATTGAAAGGTGTCCGCTCCAAAGAAATGGAAAATCTTTCTTTTGTTGTGTAAATAAGTCTCCTTGATTATAAATTTCTGGCTGATGATAATCAATGATGTCTGTATGTGGCTCTAGATATGATCCTTCTGGATGAATAAATAAATCTAACACTCTTTCTTTAGTTAATTTAAGTCCATATAGTTTTTCTGCCTGTTCTCTTAATTTTTCTTCATACTGAATAAAAAGTTTTTTTAGATCTTTATTATTGGTGCCATCTTCATTAGCGGTATAGTGGTGAGTTTTATTTTTATTAAAATCTGCTACAGTTTTTCCAAACTCTATAAATTTATCAATATCTTCTTGTTCTATAAAATTTTTAATTACCTTAATTGTACTAGGGCCAGTCCCGATAATTTTGCTAACGTTATCTAATCGCTTTTCTGGCATATTGGATGGTGGTATAAAATTTTCTTCTATCATATATTCATTATACATCATTCTGTGATACAATATATTAATGCCACAACATATGATACCTCAAAAGCAGTTAGAAGGGGCAAAGTTATATAGCAGTAGATATGATTTTGTAAAAACTTTGCCGACTGGAATAACATTTTTAGAGGCTGGTGTTCTTGCTGGAGACTTTGCAATGGAAGTAATAAAGTATTCTTGTCCATCTAAATCTATCCTAATTGATCCATATGACGAAATTGACTGGCATGCCCAAGAGCATGGAAGTCCAAGGTGGGCGGGCAAAGAAGATCATTTTGATTTTGTATGTAAAAGATTTGCACAGTCAGAAGTTTCAAAAATGTCAGATGTAGAAATTATAAAAGGAAGATATGAAGATTTTTGTTTAAAAAATAATGAAAGTTTTGATTTTTTATATATGGATTATGACACTACAGAAATATCAATAATAGAACAAATAAAATTGTCGATTCCCAGATTAAATAAAAATGGAATATTAGGGTTTAATGACTACAATATTTATTTTAATGAAACTAGGACTGGAGAAAAAATGGGAACCGTTCCCGCCATTAACCGTTTTCTTTTGCAAAACCCAGAATGGTACGTGCATGCTTTTGCTTTAAACGATAACCTTACATCAGATATTTATTTAAAAAAATTAACTTAACCCTTCAATTTCATTTATAATTCTATCTGCTATTTTATCGTATTCAATTTCTAGAATAGCATTATCCATGTCTATGGTGTGAACTTTAATCTTTCCAATTTCTTCAAAAAGAATATTAGTTATTGTTTTATGAATCTCTTTATTCATCTACTGGTTTTTCTTTTTTTGTTAAAATGTTTGCATAGGCTAACCTTCTGAGTTGGTCTATTATCCTGATTTGCTTTCTTTCAAACTTAGAAAAATTTTCTTTATTGGCTAATCTTTTCTTGTTTTTATTTGCTCTTTTAACTTTAGATTTGGAAACTTTATCGTTACTTTTTTTCATTTATACCCCTTAATCATCTTCAAATGGTTTGTTTGATACCCAAACTCCGTCTTGATCTACTCCATTTGTCATATAAAAATAACAAGAAGCAAAGCCAATTAAAAAACTAAACAATATCAATAATGCTGTCATTTTTCTCCTTTGTATTAGTATACCAAAAAAACGGGGATAAGTCAAGATATAATATATAAATGGAAAGAGCCTTACTATACCTAATATACTCTCCATCCCTTAAAGCCTTTAAGGTTGGGATATCCAATCTATCTAATCGTAGATATTCTCAACACAGAGTAAAGGGGTGGACAATTATTCGTTATTGGTATTTTGAAAATAGGGAAGTTGCTATGGGTGTAGAGCGGGAGGTTTTAAAGGTTTTTCGTAATAGATTTTCAAAGACTTATTTGAACAAAGAAGATATGCCACAACACGGATACACTGAGGCTTTTAGTTCTGACGCTATCTCATCACGTAAAGTAATTAATATCATTAATAAAGTTATTAAAAACAAGATGGTATAATTATCCTATGCCAATACCAGCAAATTATCAAGGACTCTATAATAATGGAGTAAGTTACGCATTAGGACAAACAGTTCTTACAGATGGAGACCCATACGGAGTCGCTGGAAGATATTTTATTCGTACAGGTAACTCAGGTAACCCAGGGTACCCACCAGAGGTAGGCGGAGCAACTAATGGATCTTGGACAATGATTGTGTCTAAAAGTATAGACGGCGCAGGATCAATTACTGGCTCTGGAGATATTTCTTAATTTTTTAAATCTTCCTGCTTATGTCTCCAATGACCAGGCTCTGCATAATGACAAACAATAACAGCAACATGAGCATTTGGATTTTCTAATTTGTTTCTCCAATGCAACTGTGATCCTCCCCAAAAAAGTAATGCTTGATTTTCTTTTAAAGAATAAGGAACGCCTTCAACATAGATATCCCATATCTCACTTTGATATATAACCACATCTAGGGTATGAGTTCCGCCATAAACATCTTTATGTCTTTTGCATATTGATATGCCGTCATAATGTCCAAAAAATGCATCGGTTGCCACCAGTTTGTCATTGTCAAAAGTCTTTCTAACAATATCTATAGTTGAGTTTAAAAAATCTTTTAAAATTGGCAGATTGTTTGAATCATTAACATATCGACCCTCAATGCCGACATAATGAAAGTCTTTATAGTTTGCCTTGAGATAGGCCTGTAGTTTTAAAAATTCATCTTCTTTTATTAAATTATCTATGACTTTGGGCGTTTTATCCATATATTAAGTTTATCATGATAGTTTTAAATTTCGGCGGAAAATAGAAAGGGTAAACTAATTTATGCACCTAGCGGTGCACTGTCAGTTAGTATTCTAATATGCCTGCATTAAGAATTTACTATTCCAAAGGGCACCTAAAGACTCATTCCCAATATCATCAAAGTAATAACGATTCTTTTCAATGCTATATGTCCAGCCTTTCCATATATCCCCATCATCCCAGGTAAGGTTTGTATCCATATTTATTCCTTATCTTTAAATTTTAAGGACAGTTTTAAGACTTGTCCAGGTCCTATCCTGATCTTTTCCTTTATAGACGTTGTCAGGCTCTATTTGTTCGTCTTGCTTTGTGGAGCATTATTAATTATACATAAGGTTAAAGGGTTTGTCAACCTACAATGATATAATATACCTGTATGAATGATAGCCTTTTAAAACAGATAGCAGCAATAATAGCCCCTCACCTGTGCTATAAGCGTAAGGACTCAAAGTCTTTAGAGATAGCAGAAAAAATACTAAAAGAAATAAACAGCAATAACTGATATACTGGTTTGATGCTATATGTTATAGGAATGCCTATTGGCGACATAGAAGATATGCCACCTAAAAACCTCAATATGCTAAAAAACGCAAAACATATCATAGCCGAGAATGAGGATAATTTAAATAAAATATTATCCAAACTTAAACTGGATATCACGGCTAATCTTATTTACTTAACATCACAAAAAAACGGGATAGCAATAAAGCCAAAAGAAATAGAAATACTGCCAATATTAAAAGAGATACTCACAAGGGGTGAGGATGTTTGTTTAATATCTGATGATGGTATGCCAGGTGTTGCAGATCCAGGATCGAACATAATACGATGGTGCCACGAAAATGGTTTTAAAGTATCGGCTACGCCAGGTCCTTCATCTCTCATAGCAGCAGTAACAGCCTCTGGTTGTGGACATAATTTTAGGTTTCATTCATTTTTTGAGACAGACAGAGACAGGCGATCAAACCAGATTAAAGGTATGAAAGATGATCCTGCAGCACAGATCGTAATGCTTCGTAATGCTATGGGGTTTGGTCAAGATGCCTTTGTTGCAGAGATACAAGAGGTTTTGCCAGAGATTATAAAAATCTGCGGGGACAGAGAGGCAACCTTATGCTATAACCTAACCATGGTACATGAAACACTAGTAAGAGGAAAGATATCCTATTTGCTCGAATATCACATGAAGCATAGAGACCCCAAAGATTACCTTATCTTGGCCATGGAAGGCAGTAGAGGCTAGTGTTATTTCTTACTTAGATAGAAAAATACTATCTTAACAGACTCACCAGATTTAAACTCTAACTCTGGTCTATAGTGTCTAGAGTTCTTTGGATCAAAGATAATAGCCTCATTGTCCTTCATATTAAAACATTGATCATCTATGCAAAACTGCCAATCAACATCTGTTTTTAACTGATAGTCAAATGTAAGGGATGTATCTGGATAGTTTGGATCTGAGTGTGGTGGAAGGTTTGGATTAATATGGTTGTTGTTGTAATCAGAAAATGTTATATGATAAATAGAATATCCTTCCTCAAAGTATGAAAGAACTTTGTTCATAATGGTTTGGTCAAACTCCCCATAATTTCCATTTTGGTCCCATAACTGTAGGTCATCTCTGCCTCTTTCAGGATCATTGTTATAAACCATCCTATCCATCGTTGAGGATATTCTGTCATTAAGATAGGCTATTTCTTCATTAGTAAATACATTTTCAATAATCTGGTTTTTCATAATTTTATTATATCATGCTATATTTAGGCAATGAAAACAGTTTTTATATTAGCAGCAGGTGCTGGCACAAGGTGGAATAACTATAGAGGTGCTCCCAAGCATAGGCTTGTAATTGAAGAGGAAGTCCTGATTGAAAGGACATATAGGCAGTTTTCTAAGTATGCAGATAAGGTCATAATCGTCGCAAATGAAAACGATTATTTTGCCCAGACTTATATCCCCCCTGAAAATAAAGCATGGAGAGATATAGCCAAGTTCTACTCAAGTAGAGATATCTGGACAGAGGGTAAGAATATTCTGGTTTTTGCAGATGTGTACTTTACCGATGATGCAGTTGAACGAATTATGAATGATCCTTATGGCCTATCATTTTATCTACGAAGCAAAGGATCTCACCTTACAAAGAAGTTATGGAAGGAGATATGGGGTATAGGGTTTGAAGGTTCATCCATTCCTATCCTAGAGTCTGCTATATTAAAAATCATAGAATCTAAAGAGAATTATAGTGCTGGTGGTTGGCGTTTGCATGACCAATTTATTCAAGATAAACAAAAATTTTACTCCGTAGAGATAGATGATTGGACTGAAGACTTTGATTTTCCTTCAGATATTGAGACTTGGGAAGCACAAAGAAAGATAGTTTTATCAAAAATAAATGTTACTGATAGGAGTAAGATCTGACTGTAGAGTAAAGTGGAGTAAAGTGGTGGGGAATGGAGCGCTTTTACATGGGGCTTCGTAATGTCTGGCGGAAAAACCTTCCTATCCCAAACCTTCAAACCTTCAAACCATATGCTTTGCATACGCCTTATACCATAGATATAAAGGTTTGTCAAGTGCCGAAAAAGCCTATAAAAAAATAAAGAAAAAGTTATAAAACCATATAGAATCTGGGAAAAAGATTAAGGTTTCGTAATAAAAAAAGGTAAAAAGGTTTGAAAGTATTAAGGTTTTATATAGAGAGTATTATGACTCTGATTGTCTTTGTCCCCGCTTGACAAGGCGCTTGATGTTGCGAAGGGCCTTGACGGGATGACGTACTGGGGAGAAAGCAAATGAAATTGCGTGCTCTATTGCCGCTTCCATCTCTCTTTCTTTTTCAGACTGACGGCGGAACATTGCTTTTGAAAAATGGCGGGGACTCATAATGATATTATATCACTGTTTAATTATATAAAAAAATCCGGGGATTAACCTTGATACCTATACTTAAAGTGTATAAGACAAGTATCTATAATCAAACCATCCTTGTCAGATACATAGATGGCTTCTTTATCACAGTAATAACATTTGGTTTTAAGGTTTGACATATGGAAATTATAGCATATGAAGGTTTGTCCATGAATGGGGAAAATATTTCAGTGGATCGTAATGTCTGGATCGTAATAAGGTTTTAAGGTTTGATGGTTTGGAAAGTATGGACCGGGCCTTTAGGCCATGCCCCAATAAAAACCAACAACCTTGGAGGCCTCAGTCATCTTGTCATTATCCTGAGAGTCAGCATTAACGATATCTTTAAGGATGTCAATAGCAACCTTTGCTTTATCACCATTACTTGCTGCCACCCAGTTATCAAAAGAATTTTGATCTGCTAATACTGTTGTTCTATCTTCTATGTTCATTTTATTCTCCCTATCTGTTATCTTTAATATAAGACTCAGAATTATTTAACATATCTTCTAAGTCCTCCCAGCCTTTATCTACAATATCCCCTGCCTCATCTACAAACCCTAGAGATGCTAAAAGCATATCAAAGGTTTCTTGTGTATAAAGATCAGACCTTGGAGAAGGAGCAACAATATCAGTATGAATAGCATATGATAGCGGTAGACCTATATCGTTATAGTCTACAAACTCTTCAAAGGCTTCTTCATCACGATAGTTTAACCACAACTCAGAAAGAATTTTTAACTTAGTAGTTGGTCCTGTTCCGCTCATCTTATAAGTATACCAAACTATTTGTTGTCATGGAAGTCTATTCTGATCATATTGTAATCTATCATGCTCTATTTTATCCTCTTGAAACTTAGCACTTTCTAACACTTCTAATGCCCTGCGATAAATCAAATAAGGAGTTGCCCTAGCCAAATAATATCCAACCTTTTCTAAATCAAGGTAGAAGTCAGAAAGGTGCTTGCCAATGGCAATAGCAACCCTCTCCTCATTTGTCGTTCGCTTAGCCCTACTAATACGATACATAACTCTCCTTACTCCCCAGTATATCAAAAAGTGGGGCAGGACACAAACCACCCATTAGTCGGTGCCCTACCCTCGTTTTTAGCAGGTGGTGACCCTACCCCTGCAGCGCTCCTACGGGCGTATCCGTAGAGCAATTATAAGAAATAAAACTATCAATGTCTTTGTGGTCTACGCCATCATGACTAATAGTATTATCTGTTAGGTCGATTAATATTGGATGGTCCGCAAACCCTAAGTCATTAGGATTACATGCATAGATTCCAAACCCTGTTTCCTCCAAGATAGAGTCTTGCATCAAATAACTAATAGCCATGCGGGTATAGTATTCTGTATCCCCTTTACGTACCGCTGCATGCTTTAGGGCCTGAGCCAGATCTGTATACATGCTGTCTTCGCCCCAATGGCTGTACAGCGCTACTGCTAGGTCCTCTGATTGTTTAAATACGAATGTACAGCGTGCTCCCATTAGTCATCCGTTCTCTCAGGTATAATTGATATTTGATTTGTTATCTCATTAAAGATATCGTTCTCGTCTTCAGTGTCAGTCTCATATTCAAAATTCATATAAGTACCTGTGGGCTCAAAGATTATTTCAACATCCCATGTAGCCATTATAAGTCCCCCTCAAAATCGATTACGACTTTAGAAACTCTGCCGTCCTCGTTCATCTGAACATAGACTGGATATAAACCATCGCCATATCCTGTAGTAAATACTACTGCCGTGCCTAGACCTAACTGACCGTAAGCATTAGAAATTGTGGTGGCACATGCGCCATGATAAGAATATTGCCCTTGCTTGCCGTCAATATTCCACTCATCATTTTTGTTGGTGTCCCAATTGTCTAAATAACATGGGTCGCCAACCATTGCCTGTCCGCTATCAATTCCTATTTGGCCTGCTAGGATTAAAGTATCTGTTTTTATCATTGGGTCTCCTTAGAAGTGAAAATCTACTGGTACTAGATATTGTAGAGCAGACCGTTCAGGTTTGTCAAGTCGCTCATTTAAATACTCGAATTCTGAGACATGTTCTTCAAGATCGTAAAACCCACTATCGCATGTCCAAGAACCCATTAGCATTTCTGCTGCCTGTTTGATAGAATAAACATTCATTAGAGTATCCCCATTCCAGGGACCTCTCCCACCCTCTGAAGCATAGTCGACCATTTGACTAATAAACTTATCAGTCTTAATCTCTACTATGTTCCTGTTCATACTTTGAGAGCGGAACCTTAAGATGTCTTTAATTACTTCTTGGAACTTTTCTTTATTTTCAGCATAGCCAATAACATCAGTACTGTCATGGTTATAACCGTCCATAAAGTCTTTAGATTTTTGTGCATTAGTGCTCCACCTTCCTCCGCCAACGACGTGCCAATCTGACCAATCGCCTATGCGGTATCCGTCTTCGTTTGTTTGTAGGC